TGCGCCAATGCTCCACTAGAAAACCTAACTTTCCCTAGAAAACCTTAAAATGATGAATTATGAGAAATCTTTGACTTTTTAGCGGCGCATTGGAGCATTTTACGCGCATTCTCACACCACACCACACTCTCTCATTTATTGGTTTAAAAAAAATAAAAAACCTCTAGTATGGTATATAATGGAAATTAAAGTAATAACACCGAAATTTACAAACAACGAAGAATTAAATGATACCGTATTTGAAATGATGAAAGTTAAACGATATTGTATTCTTGATACATTGGCTGGTATATTAAATGAAAATCGCAAAACATTACAAACGTTTAAATGGGTATCAAAATACTGGAATGAAAACAAAGGAACACTTGCTGAAAAAGAGTGTATGGAAAACACAAAGCAAGCATTACGAAATGATATTGAAAAATTGAATATAGAAATACTGGATAAATATGGCTTCATAATAGTTATCAATGATAATTTATTGATGGAAACAGCAAAGGATTATATGTTGAACAATTCATTTTTAGCATATGTGATAGAAAAGGGTATTCCCGAAGCACATTCAAGCAGGATTATGTCTTCAAGGATTGAAAGATTAAATTCATTATACTACTCACCACTTTTAGAATAGTTGGTTTAAAAAAATAAAAAATCTCTAGTATTGTATATATGAAACTTGAAGATTACACATATGACACCCTTGAGAAAAACGATGAATTTTTGGAAGCCCTTTTCCCTGATGATTACCTCATCAAAAAATACCGCTTGAACTTTTCCACTCAAGCCGTTAAAGACAGTAAATCACCAGATGAACGATTGGAATTAATGGAGCTATTGTATAGGGAAATGGTTTTCAATAAGGTTATGGAAACTTTCAAGAAAGGAGACGATAGTGTTGTGTTCTTTGATAAATATGTGAAACTCTACCAAGAAAAGCATTGGTGGTCTAATATTTACCACGCAGAATTTTACATCTATTCTAGGCAAGCAAAATTAATTGAGACGCTTGGCAAGAATGTTCCACAATATCAATACGAATACTTTATGAATACTAGTGGTCCTGAAGCTGTTATGGAACTTTTGAAGCTTTGGGAAAGGGCTAAAATAATCACTGACGGTAATACCAACAGTGATGATGAAGAACCTATTAAAAAACAAACAGTTGAATATCACTCTACAATTTGTGAAAAACGATTCGTCGTTGATGATGAAGAACCTATTAAAGAACAAAAACAAACAGTTGAATATCACTCTACAATTTGTGAAAAGCAATGCGTCGTAGATTTTACAAACTGGCTAAAAGATAATGGAGCAGATGGGATTTCTTTAGGAAAATACAAGGTTATTGAAGACGGTCGTTTGATAGAATGGGGAAATAAAGTAATATACAATCCTAATAATATATCAATGCGTGATATTGAATGGGAATTGCGCTCTCACGATTTGTGTTGTTGTGTTGGTTGTGGAAAAACTAAGGTTGTAAAGTTGGATTAACATTTAAAAAAATCTCTAGTATGGTATATGAATATTGTTGATACCTTAATTCTTATGATGAATGATAAAATGAGAGTTTGGAACGATTACAACAGAAAACTAAACAAAACCAATGAAGACCTTGAATTTATGAAAAGGTTAAAATCACAAATTGAAGATTTGGAAAGAGCTATTATGCTGAATACTCCTTTCAAACCTCAATAATTGGTTTAACATTTTAAAAAATCTCTACTAATATATATAATGGTATTTACAGTAATAGCATCTAATCAACCTGACAGAAGCGTTCCAACAAAAAACGCACTCAAAGCATACTTTTTCTCTATCCTGAAGGATATAAGCTCAAAATCATATGGTGAAGTATATAATTTTACCTTCAAATGCGAAAAAGAATCAAATGTTGATGAATGGATTCCTGAAAAACCAGTAAGAAAACCAGCACCTGAACTCACAGACCAAGAAAAACTGGAAAAAATTCAAGCACAAATCAAGAAACTACAAGCCAAAGAAGGTGAATTAATGACAAAAGTGCTACCAAAAAACAAACCACCCCCGATCAAAAAGCCAAGACAAAAGAAAGCACCAAAAAGCAAAATGTCTGTTACTCTCTAATCAAATGAATATTATACCATATTAATTTGATTGAAATATTGGTTTAAGAATTTAAAAAAATCTCTAGTATTATATATATGTCATTTAACATTCCACCCAAACAAAACAGAAATAAAATATACTATAGCAAAGAAGCATCAATTGAATTCGCTTTGAAGAATCGTAATGAACGTTTTTCTCTTCGCACATACAATTTAAATGAAGGAGACTTTATTAATTTGGAAAAGCATATCGTTAAAAGAAAAAGAGGAGGAGGTTCTTTATTTTTAGCTATTGTATCAAACTGGAAATACATTCCTTTCGCTATTGAAATGGTTGAAGCAATTATTGATGAAAATTCATTGGATGATTTGGTTAATTTATTCCGCACAAAATATCAGGTTCTTGATGATTCATTCTTTTTTATGATATCAGGTTATGAAGTTTTTGTTGATGCTATTGAATGGCTTACTAAAAACTTATCAGAAGATATAAATTATACAAATGATACACATTATACAACTTATTCATTCTTCAGATACTGTATTGTAAATGCTAATCGTCTCGTTCAAAGCTCAAATAACATTCAACACTTGGTAAAAAAAACAGAAGAAGAAACTAGTAAATTCTTGTTTGGCACTTTGAGCTTTTGGGATTCTAACGGGAATATGTTTAAAACACATCCAGGCAAAATACAAAAAATGAGAAATGTAATGGATGAAATTAAAAATGTCCTCAATAAAAACCAACGTTTTGAAGATGAACTAAAAATGAGAAAAAAAAGCACCAGTTATCTTCTACAAAATGTTGCGAGGGCTTGTTTGAAAAATATTCCAAATGTTGATAATATTAATAAATATAGAGAAACCATAGAAAAACACTTATCATTTGCCCTGTTATCACCTCAACAAAAAATGGAGCAATACAAGCAAAATATGAAGTATGCTATGCCTAAAAGTCAAAATGCTAACTTCTACCTATCAATCCCAAATTTAGTTGAAAAAGTAACCATAAAAAACGAAAATGTGTCTTGTGAAAAAATAACGCGTCTTGAAGCTGTCAGAGATATCATTTCAAAGTATCCATTCTTAAAAATCACAATCCAAGAATAATCAAATTAATATAATATGTATTCATTTGATTAATTATTTCTATTTAGTTCATTGGAATATTGTTGAGCTCTTCCATTAATGCTTTAGACATACCTTTTCCACCTTTTTTGGCTTTGCCTTTACCATTGCCTAAACGAACTAAATCACCGCCACTTTTGTTGCCGTAACCTGCTGAATTGGCGAGATTGCCCACAAAGGTTCCATCACGAGCAAGGTCAGAAACCATTGGAATGTTATTGCGAGCAAATCTCACAGTTCTTTTAAACCAAGGAGCGCTTAACCAGTCCCAAAATCCACCACCGTTTCTAGAAGCACCGCCCATCACGTGATTCATCTCTTGACTTGAGCCTGAATAATGAACTGGAGCCTTTAATACCTGGTCTGGTGTTCTAAGTGGTTTCTCAACACGCCACTCATTGCCCTCATTGATTATCATATTATCATATATACAAAACACTTGACAACTTACAGTCTCAGCAGCATCAGGAATGACAGTTGTTCTCAGTGTTACGTTCAGGGCTTTGGAAACATTTGCTAATGAATCGTCGTTAAGTGGTAAATCGGAAGGTTTGAAGAATATAATTGGACCAGCACCTAAATTTACATTGGCAGGAGCAGCAGTTGGGTCGGCTGGCTGTTTAGCAAAGGTAGCATATCTCTTGTTATAACCATTCTTACAGGATAAGTTATACAATTGGTGTTCGTTGAATCCTTGAAGGATATTGGTGTCGTTATCCATATCAATTGATAAGCCACTGATGTAAGCATTAGAATATGTTCCATAATTGGCGTGAGGTTTTGACACTTTAACAGCAAACATTGAAGGAATTGAAGTGAGAGTGAATTTGGATGTTATTACTTGGGGGTTTCCTACGTGACCAGCAGCAAATGCTTTTTCATCATTGGATGCTTCATCAATTAAAGCACCGGAATAGATTAGATTGCTTGGGATGTGGGCTGAGATTTGTTTGGATGGATTCCAAGAGCGGACAAGTAATTCATAGTTGATGTTGGATACTGTTACGGTGTGTGGTGCGTTAATAGTTGCTCCATTCAAGCAAAAGAATTTGGTTGGGTCCAAATTCACATTTAGAGTCAGCATAAAGGTTGATAAATCTTTAAATGGTTGGGGATTGCTTGGATTTTTGTAAGAGAACGGTTGAGCCAATAGAGATTCTTCCCATTCAAGATGAATTGTAATGGTGTCTGTTGTTCCACCAGAAACAGTGGCTACGTAGTTATTACCAAGACCGCGGGATGAAATAGCGTCAATGGAATTGCCGCCAATTCGTAATGGGTCATTAATATAAGATATATCAAACTTGGAGTAATCATCTGTGCGAGAAGCTGGACTTAATAGAGCTAAGTCTTGAGGATTCATTGAATGAGCTACCAAATCAACATTTCGTGAGGGGTTGTCATTGATAACTTGAGTTCCAAACTTGACAACTGATGTGCTAATACAACGATTGAAAGGGAATGAAGCTAAGCCTGATGTGCCTGAAAAATCTGCGTTTTGTTTGACGGTTCCATTGTAGAACAACACCAAATCAAGAGACACGGCTACTTTGGGGTCTGATTCAACGAGACCTTCTGGGAAGCGTGTGTTCCAAATGACTTGACCTGTTTGGAGACCTTGACCTTGAGAAGGAGTTATTCTGTTTCTGGTGTCACTTGTAGAACCAAGTGGAGCGGCTAGGGCTACATTGGATGGGGTGTTCCAAAGATATTGTTCAGGAGCAATTAAGATTGTCTTACTCATTATATATATATCAAGGGATAGAAAATATTATTTTACATCCCTAAACATTTTTTCATCCCTAAACATTTTTTCACGCATCCAACCTTTGAAATAGAATCTTGATTCCACATTCTGCGGGCTTCGTTAAGTAAATATATTTCTTGTTCCCATCATAATCATACCAAACCCATCTTAAATTAAATGCTGTGAAGCTTTGAGTGTGTGTCAGACTGTGCCAACGGTGATCCGTATTTGATGCTTGAAAATCCACTGTTATCATAGATTGGTTGTTGCTTTGATAATATTTATAATCTGTTAAAAATACACCGGCATTCGTTGAGATTGATGTTGAATTTGAATATGGAGGCAAAAGCTCTGCTACAACTGGAAGGTTGTCGCTCTCAATTACTATTGAATGAACTGGAGACAAAAATTCTATGCTTCCTGAGTCCTGTATTTCTGTATCCAAAAACAATTTGACTGCGTAATGGTCGTCATCTATCTTTTTGAAATTGAAAGATGAAAAGTAATACATTGTTTGCTGGTCCATCACAACCTCATATCCTATCTTGAAAGCTGCTGTTGAAGTTATTGAAAATCTCAATGTCTTATCATCAAAATCAAAAGTAGCAGCATCTGTTCCAAAATAAGCACAAGCATCTAACAAAGCTTGATTCACAGCCAAAGCCACATCCCCATAATCGTAAAGGTATCCATCACTTTCTTTATATGGTGTAAAGTTTGCTGCTATCATCTTTATCTCTCCAGAACCTGTGTTTCTCACACCTATTTGACACACCTTGGAAGGGTCAAACAATGGAAGTCTAATTCCGTGAAGGTAAAACCTCTCAACACTCATTTTATAGTTGGTTGGATTTGATAAAATTACATCCTGACGATTTACTTTGATTTCACAGATTGATTGGAATCCCTGAGAAGTGTCGTGCTTTGCTCGTTCATTAAGGTATATGTAAGCCATTATATATACCATAAAGTAGAAAATATTTTTGCTTAGACGTGTTTTTTATTCATCTTCATCCTTCTTTGAATGTTCCTCTCAGTTCCACTTATTCTATATTTGTAATTATCTCCATACAGTTTCTTTTGTTCCTCAATTGAACGAACATATGCTATGTCATAATCACTATTTGATGTCATTGATTTATCTTTTTGATTATGCGATTTATATCTTGTGTTTAGCCGTTGAGTCAAAACACCATTATAAGCAAAATCACCCAAACAATATACAGTTATTCTGTCAGCACATCCCATTTTACTAAGATATTCAAACGCTATCTTATCAACACCATTAGAATCACCCATCACAAAATTATGCCCGGCTTTGATTGCTTCATCTAATTTTGGAACATAAAACGAAAGAAATTCACTATCACTGATATTCAATGGACCTGATACAAATGCTACTTTTGTTTTCATATATTAGGCTTTAGAAAATATTTTCACTTAGACGCATTTTTAATGGAATACTTTGACGGTGAGATAGTCAGGTGATATTTTATGTTTGCGGCATTCTTTCAATATATACTTAGCAAAATCATCATTTGTCATATCAGCAAAAGCGCATCTTAACAAAGACCATCTTCCACACGTGGCTATTTTTGGGTTTTCGTTTTGAAGTGGCTCAGCATTATAATCCAACTTATAATTTGAGTTCAAAACGTGATTAATCAGTGAGTTTGAGTTCTCCCTATACAATTGATTCCTTTGACTTCCAGCAAATTCCTTTTGTTTTGTATCCGGTAGGTTTCCATAAGAATCAAAGAAATAAATTGTGGATGGATGCTTGATTAAAACGCAATAGTGTCCGTATTCATCTCCATTCGCATTCTTGGAATTTGGATAAAATACTACCACTTTGTCGTGATTACCAAATACTTCTTCAATGTTTGAACTGTTGATAATATGATTGTAATCAATCACTCTAATATTTCCAGCATTTGGGACTCTACTGTTCCATAAATCCGCAAGTTGTTGTGGGGACAATGATTGAAATAAAAGATTCTCCATATATACCATAATTTAGATATTTATTTTACTCAATCCTTATTGCTTCTTTTTGTGATATAATTGTCCTGTTTAAACTATTACAACATATCCAGCGTGAATTTTTCAACATTTTTGACACTCTTTTCACATCCTTTATATCATATCCAAGATACTTTTGAAACAAGAGCCTTCTCTCATTGTGAGAACTTTTGTTGAATAGCACATAATCTGTTGCTTCTGCTTTGATGAGCTTCATTGAATGACCTCCATTTGTTAAATGATTACATATTATTAAACTACAACCTCTATCCCCATAATGCCTGGATTTTGTTAATAAATGGTCTCTAAAATACTCAATCTCTTTGATATTCTCATTCTTTTCATAATCATCAAACATCACAACTGAATCAGCGAAATATTTCTCCAATTCAGCATCAGTTTTTTTGAGTCTCAAACGCTTTGAACCTCCTAACTTCTTTTTTGGTTTCTTTTCTTGTATGAGTAGTTCTAACTCCATTATTTCTTCTGGCTCCATACTCTTTTTTAAGTGCTTGAATTTTATTTTTAATTTCTCCCACTCTTTCTTCTTTGCTTCAAATTCTATTGAAGCATCCTCCACCCAATCATTAATATTGAGATACTTAGCATCACCAAACTTCTTGTCTGGAATATCAGTCAAGACAAACGTTTTCTTGATTCCCATTGCTCTATATTTATTGAGTAATTGTGCGGAAAAGTATGATTTACCAGAGCCTGAAGCACCAGATAAGAAGAAGCAATCTCTATCCACTTCATCATTTGTCAAGCTGGCTGGAATCACTTCAAAACTCTCATTGGAATTGACTTTTATGGATTCCTCAGGCTGTCCTACTGTTTTCTCTTTCAAATATTTCATCATCCATTTTGTGCGGGTGTCTTTATGCCCGTATTTAGTTGATAAATAGTCTTCTGTTGGTTCATATTCCTTGTGGTCGTCTGGGTCAAAGAATAGAACCGGATTTCCTCTTGATTTTCCTGAATTCTTGATGGCTACCGCATAGCCTTTCTCATCATAATTGAACGACATTGATATAAAAAGACTTAGATAATATTATTTTGTCCTTAGTGTATTAATTTGTTTTTTCATAGCCGTCTTTAGCCTTGAGATGAAAGACTTTAGGTTCCTTCTTGATAGCTTCTTATTATTGCGGAATGTTGGGTAGTAATTGCCTATTTTATAGAATAAATCCTGGTTCAATTGAGCTATTGTATCCTCAATTTGCTTGGAACTAAAGGACTTTAGACCCTCTTGGAGAGCTTTTATTCGGGATAGCGTAATATAAGCATAGCCTAAATCTCCATTATTCAAGATTCCGTTCAATTTTTCATCATCTGGAAGCAATAAATGAATTCTCTTTATAGCTTTGTAGTGATTGTTCGCTTTTATTTCTTTGAATGTATCCTTCTGGACTTTTGGAACATCCAGCTTAAAATCCCCGGCTACATTGTAAATTATTGTGATGTCTTCAATGTAAGAACCAGAATAAACCAAGAAATCAATCTTGATGAATCCACCATCTTCTAACTGCTTCATAACTGCTTTGTAATCTTTGAGAACGTTTATGTCTTTGTGCTTTGTTTTTCCAATTTTTAATTCCATCATTTTAATATTAGGTCCTACATTCTTCAAGGAATCATATAGAAATGAAATCAAATGTTTTATGTTTTCTTTTGATACATTTTGAAATAGGTCAATATCACTAGCCCATAAGGTTTGAAAAAATGACCCGTTTATATACATTGGTGTCTTGTTGGTATCTATACTTTTTATTAGTTTCTTATTTTCAGTATTCAAATGTTTTACTCTAAGATTTGTTAGCGTTAAGCTTGGTAATTCCCTCATATACTTAACACAAGAAAATATTATCTCACATATATATATATGAATAGAGATTTAGATAAATATCTGTTGGAATTAGCACAAAAAAGAGCCGAAACATATCAGCCAGTTTCAGAAGCACTTAACCAAGAAGAAATGGAAGCGAATAAGTTAATTCAATCTTTATATCAAGCCAAAAAGAAGCAAGATATTATTGTGGATATGTTTGATAAAGGAGAGTATAGACCATTGGATTATCGTCTTAGGTCATCTAAAATGGGTCAAAGGATTAAGGATATGTTGGGTAGTATTATGGAAGACGCTAACAATATGGATGAAACGGCTATTAAACGTGTTGATGAATTAGCGGAACTTGTTAAAGAAGAGCCGTTATCGAAAGATATTGTAGAAGCTTTATCCAAATTTACAAGTCAGGCTTCAGGAATTCTCAAATATATTGGATTCACCACCAAACAATCTGCGGATTTTGACAAAGCACTTAAAAGGGTTGTTGCTTCATACACATCCAAAGCACATAAAATTGATGATACTTTATTGGGTGTTAAGACCATTACTGGTATGATTGACGCAGTCAAAAAACTAAAGGATGATGCTGAGGGGCTCAAGCATATAGAAAAAATAGCAAAAGAACTCAAAGTCAGATTACACCGCTCACGAGCATTTAAAGAAGACGGATACAGCACGGGAAGAAGAAAAGCTGACAGAATTAAGAAGGATATTGCTGACAAGCTTCAACAAATGAAGAGCGTTTCTCCAAAAATCAAATCGCTCATTGATGCTATTCCTACCAAAGAACCAACACCATCTTTGGGAGATGAGGGCAAAGAGTTACTTAACAAAGCATACAATGCTATAGTTAGTGCTGTATTAAGCAAGAAAAAAATACCAGCTTTTGTATATGATGTAATGGATGGTGAAACAGTTGATGGGATTTTCACTGCTCTCAGCGCAGCTCATTCTTCTCCAGCAAGGGTTTCACGTTCAACATTTCCACCACTCCCTTCAGGAAAGCTTCCACATTTTCCACCTTTAGCACCGCACGGTTCGCATATGATGGATATTGACGAAGAAGAAGCCGAAACACCATCTAAATCAACACCACCTACAACACCAAAAAAACGAGGCAGACCCCGAAAACCAATAGACCCTAGAAGGCTTCCAATTGGAAGTCCTACGAGAGAAGAAATATAATACAATCTAGAATGAACCAAATTTTATTTTCTATTCTATAGTATATAAAAATGGAAATATCAACGATGACTGTATTATCTGGTGTAAGTATGCTTAGCCCTATAGCAATGTATGTTGGAAGAAGCTGCCTGACACGAATAAGAAATCCCTTAAGAATTCAAAAGCACTGTCTCTTAATTCCTCCCAAATCTGGGAAGTCATATCTTAAGAATATGCTATCCAAACAAAAAAAAATTATGGTGATTGACTTGGATGAATTCTTACACGCCTCCAATGAGAACAAAAACTCAGACCTTAAAAGAATAGAAGAGGCTCTCAAAAACAAATCTTGGATGGAATACGAACTATATTACAAAAATGCTGCTGATAATGTATTCAAATTCATAAAAGAACAAATCAAATCTAACAGCAAATTAAAGGTATTGTTTATCACTTCTAGTTATGCGTTTTCATCTGCTTTTAGACCGGATGCTGTTGTTGCTACTGCTCCAGATGTTGAATTCTTTGAAAAGCTGATTGAGGGGCTTACCCCTGAAGAACAAATGGTAGCAAAAGAACGAAGAACCAACTTCTTAGAAGCTCTTCCTGACAAAAATGCTTGCTCTTTGTATCATTCTTTGGATGAATTAGAAAAGGCTGTTAGGTCTAGATTTAGCCTTTCATACAATATGGAATAAACACATTAATTCTAATCAATAAAATAATACTGATTAGAATAGTTAAATTAAAATCCATTCTCTTTTAGGTATTTGGATGCTTCACCTAATTTCATCCCGTGTTTCTTGACTAGGATAGATATTGCTTTATTCCTTCTCTTTTGTTTATCTGACAGTTGTCTTGGTTTCCTTGTTTTTTTTCCACCTGTTAGCTTTTTGATTCCAGCATTAGCAACTTGTTTTACACCTGGCGGTAAAAAGGATGTTCCAATGTTAATGGCTTGATTTTTGGCTGCTTTTCCAAAATTATATTTGCGGTGTTCTTGTAATGCTGAAATACCTTCTTTTGCGAACTCACCGACACCGGGAATCATTCCTACTAAAGTCTTTCCAGCATTTGCTAACCAGTCTAGAAATCCAGCTCCGGAAACCCCACCACCTGATTTTTTCATTTGAGCTGAATATATTTTATGTAAAGCTTCTAAATGTTTAGTTGCTGATTTTTGTTTAGCTGCTGTTAAACCAGAAAAGCCTCCAGATTGAGTTCCAGAGCCTGATTGTGCTGGTGATTCACGAACGTTCAATTCTTCATCTAGGTAATATTTAGGCATATATATAACATAACTTAGATAATATTATTTCCAGAGGTTGTTTAGTTCATATTCTATTCTTAGCTTCATCATTTGAACTTCAACTATTTTGGAGTTAATAATTCTCACATATTCACGATAGTTTTCAAACTTATCCCATTCATATTCTGTGCGTTTCAAACGGTCAATTCTTGCTTTCAATTCTTCAAGTGCTTTCTCTGTTTCTGCCTTTGAGGCAAACGATTTTCTTATTCTCATTACTCAAACCTAGACTTTATTAAAATCTAAACCTATTATATATATGACAACCAAAAAAAAACCATCACTTGATAGCGTTAAACCACAAAATAAGTTCATTCTTAAGCTACTCAAACCACTTGGACTTAATTCAAATGATGAAGTTGTAAATCTATTCAAAGCACCTACTGATAGAGAGAAGGGATTAAATGCTCCACATAAACCAGTTCAAAAGCTCAATACTACACAAGAAATAGACGTTATGTATCTACCAGAAACAGATGATGGATACAAATATCTTTTAGTTATTGCTGATTATTCACGCACTGTTGGAGCTTCACCTATCAAAGACTTAAAACCTGAAACTATTGTTAAAGCAATAAAGCAAATATACAAAACTACAGACCTCAAAAAACCAGTTATTATACAGAGCGATAACGGAAGCGAATTCAAGAAAGATTTTGTTGAATTCTACAAAGATTCATCTATAAAAAGAATAAAGCCATACAGAAGTAGGCAGAATGGATTAGTTGAAAATATCAACTTTATTATAGCAAAAATGATCGCCGTTCTTCTCAAGCGGGATGAATTGAAAACTGGAAAACCACAAAATAATTGGATTCAATACCTTAAACCTGTTATTGACACCTACAACAAATCACAAGAACACAATAGGAAAAATTTTGACAAGAAATTCAAGGCAAGAATGAAAAAATCTGTTGCTTGTAAAGGAAACGCTTGTAGGCTTATTCCAGTTGGTAGTAGAGTAAGAATTCCACTTGAAAAGCCCGAAGATGCTGAAGGAAATACTCTTGGAAAGAAATTCAGAAGCAATGATATCAGGTATGATACAAAGCCTTACAAAATAGAAGACATTATCTTAAAACCTGATACACCACCATTATATATGGTTAATCAAAAAGATAGAGTTGCTTACACAAAACAACAGTTGATACAAATTGACAAAGAAAAGGAAAATGAAAAACCTGAACTTGAAGAGGGATTCTATAAAGTTGAAGCCTTTAGAAAGAAGAGAAAGAATAAAAACAGGATTGAATACCTTGTTAAATGGGAAGATTACCCTGAAAATCAAAATACTTGGGAATCAAGGCAAAGTTTAATTGAAGATATTGGTCTTGCTAATGTCAATAAATTAGCAAAACAAATTTAATTATCCAAATACTGCTAATAATCTGGATTTGGTTGATTCTTGTTTGGTTTTCTTTGGAGTGTTGCTTTTAGCTGTTAAGCTCTTCTCAACAGTCTTGTCAGCCATTTTCAAAAGCTTATCGTGTTTCCTTTGGGATATTTTGGGAAGTGGTGGGATTGGTTCTGGTTCTGGTTTGTAATCCTTTGAATGTATGTTTATAACTTGTCTTTCATTGCCTAATGGGTCCTCAACAGTTGATAATCCTTCAGGCTTGGAATTCTCTTGACATACAAAAGCAAATCCATCAGTCATAAATGAAGAGCTCTCCAAATACTCTCTACCATCAAACACTAGCTCTGCTTTCTTGTATTTCTTCAAATCTGCCGGCATCAAACGCCTTAGTTTTTGAATTGAATCTATAAACTTCCATTCTGTTTTAAATTCACCAGTATTGATATCAAATACAGCGTTCTTGAAATAATATCCATCTGTTGAATAGAAAAAGAACCGGCAAATATACTTCTCACACTTTGATTGAGACTTGTTAAGAAGCTTCATTGCGCGTTTTCCATCAAAAATTACACTTGACATATATACTATAATATAGAAAATATTTCTTTAGACGAATTACTAGAGTTTTTTTTTAAGAATGAAAAATCGGGTCAAAAATTGGAAAAAATTGGGTTTTTGGATATTTGTTATAGGAAAACTGGAAAACCCAGAAAATTCCAATTTTTATGGATTGTATTGATGGGATTTTTGGGGCAAAGACGGGTCAATGGATATTGAAAAATTGGAAAATATTGGGTTTTCGGTTTTTTGTTATAGGAATTATGGAAAACCCAAATTTTTCCAATTTTTGACACGTTATTCTGGAAATTTAAAAAAAATCTCTAAGAATTCGTCTAAAGAAATATTTTCTATATTATAGTATATATGCCAAAAGTTCCAAAAAAGGGAGATTTTGAAATGGAGTTTATTGATAATAAGAAACACAAGCTTTTCCTAAAAAATGGGGTAGAACAAATCGTATTCTTTTTCAAGGATAACTTTGATTTTATGGACCACAAAAACACTGTAGAATATGTTGAAAAGCTTCTCAAACAGATTAACGTTCCACAAGATAAAGCTTTCCAACTCACATTCTTTTATGATGATAATGTGTCTTTTAATATCACACACAAGGGATTTACAAAACTCAATAATGGTGAAAAATTAAAGGATAAAACAATATCGTTTTTCTCGCAATATCAAACAAGAGAAGAGCAAGTTGAAGATATTATAACTGGTTTCGCACTTTACACAATCCCAATTACTGATGAAGAAGGAGGTAAAACAACTGATAACCAGAACAATTGCCTTTGGAAAGCACTAAAAACAAGATTTGGGGATAAGCTCAAGTATTCCACACCATACAAAATGAAACAGATTTTGGGTCTTGCTAATGATGCTAAAGTTCCAGTTAAAATGCTTCCAAAATTAGAAGAAAAGTTAAAATGTAATATTGTTGTGGATGGAGATGCTTCTTACCAAGGAAACGGTTCATTTATCCATACTGTTAAGTTATCCATTAGAAAAAGCCATTACGAGCTGGAAATGACAGACACATTTAAGAAAATGGGAACGAGTTCATTCAAAAATGAAAAGCCACTCATTGCTATTAGAAGAGATGGGAATGAATACGAATGCTACTCAAAAGAAGGATACTCAAGAATGCCTTTGAAAAAGAGCGTTATCAGGGAAAACTATTGTATGATTTACGTCAAAGACAATGTTAGCCTTGAAAGTGAATTTAACAGAATGAATGATGAATATGAGCTTCTCAAATCCATCTCAAATGGTAAGCTAAACCCCTATAAATACACATCTCTTCCAGGTATGGCTATGTCCTTATTTTACAATCAATTCAATACAATAGAACCAGATGCTATTTCTCCATTGGAAAGTATGGTTTTAAAAGAAGCTGGAAGAGGCGGATTAAGATTTGCTGATGGAAACGCTCTCAACAAGAAGTTCAAAGGATATTCATATGATATTAACAGATTTTATCCCCATTTAATGACAAAACAAATTGTGTATCCAGTCAAAAAGCCAGATTTTGTAAAGCTTACAGAATTACCAAAAAGTGTAAAACTTGGTGTTTATAGATGTGATATTATAGATGAAAGTGGTTTCTTTCAAGGAAGACAAACTTGTTATTACACAAACTATGATATTGTGATGGCTAGGCTTAGTGGTGCTACAATTGAATTGAAAACTGATGGGGATTGGAATGCTATGATTTATAATGGGAAAGGAGTCAAGATTGATTCCATTAAAAGCACAATGAATGAACTTTATAGATGTTCGCAAGAAGGTTCAAAAATAGCAAAGCTTATCGCTAATTCTATGTGGGGAAGGGTTTCTAAGCTCAATAAAACGTTTTTCTATTCTCATAAAAAGGCAGTCAATCTCAAATATGATGATAATCTAAAATGTTGCCTTGATAAACAACGAACAACAGAAGTGGAAAGGATTGACAAATATAATGCTTATGAGAACAATTGGGGAGGAAGAATTTCAACATTTTTAACAGCATATGGAAGATATAATCTCTATAAAATCATTCATCCATTCAAAGAGCACATCAAATATATTCATACGGATGGATGGATTACTGATAAAAAGATGACTGATATCAAACTATCAAATGATTTTGGAGGGATACGATTGGATAAGAAAGGCAAAGTTGTAATTCACAATAAAAACCAATATGAATTTTTAAGTTAAATAAATAATCTCTAGGTTAGTATATATGGTAACTAATAGTAAAGAAGACGCCAGGAGATATTATGAAGCATACAAAGCAAGGACAAATGAACGGGTAAAATGTGATATTTGTAATAAAATGGTAGTAAAAAGATGCTTCCCCAAACATTGTAAGGGTAAAAAGCATTTGAGATTGGCTGATCCAGAGAGAAACAAAGAAATACAACAGCTAAAGGATAGGCTAAAAGAACTCACTGGGAAATAAAAATATAGATTTTCTATTTTTAGGTTTAAAAAAATAAAAAATCTCTAGGATTGTATATATAAAATGGGTAAAAATTACTCCAATTCTATTGTATATAAACTTTCCGTAGCTGGTTCAGCAAAATCATACATTGGAAGCACAACGCTCCCAGCAAAGCAAAGACTTTCTATCCACAAATCTCAATACAAAAGGTATTCCAACAAGAAAGCTGGAAGCAAATACTGTTCTTCATTTGAGATAGGTGATATTGCTTCAAAATTAAACTCACCCCTTTCTATTGAAACATTGGAAGAATATTCTTGCGACAATGCTAAACAGCTAAGAGAACGGGAACGTTATTGGATAGAAAAAACAAATGGAACTGTAAATAAGAACGTTCCTACTGGAACAATTGAAGAATGGAAACAAAAGAACAAGGAATACTTCACAAATTACTATTCAAACAACAAAGATAAGTTCGCCACATATTATCAAAAGCAAAAAGACAAAGGCATACTTGATAAGGTAAAATGTCCCAGATGTGGAAAACTTTACACCAAGACATATCTTAAAAAGCACTTAGCTTCTAACAATTGCTTTCGATTTGAACTCAAGCTTATTTCTTCAACTGTCGAGGAGTAAGCTTTGAATTTTTCTTGTATCTCGAGCACCAAATATGATACAAATGACTTTTTCTACACGAAACAAGTATAGAAAAAATCAAACTTTCATTGATTCATTAAAATATTCAACTTTATATCCTAGTCCTTCTATAAATGGTAAAAGTGAGGAATGAACTGAATAATGTGGGATTTTAAACCATTCTTCTTTATTTGACATTAGATAAACTACAGCATCAAGATATGTTGTTTCAACATCAACAAAAATAAAGTCATCAATATTTGTTGTAGGACAATCACGGTCATTATTGTTTGCTAGCCATTGATTTATCCTGTCTTTGTCTTCTGTTTTCAATAGTTCAAAGAGTTCTTTATCAGTGCTATAATATCCTGTTTTTGGATAATCCACTGGTAGTGTTCCTGGAAAATTTCCTGGTAATCCTGCCGACATAATATAACATAGTAGAGAAAAAAAAATCGTGTCAAAATGTCCCACTAAAAATTGGAAAAAATGTGGTTTTCCATAATTCCTATAACAAAAAACCAAAAACCACAAAAATTCCAATTTTTTCAATAATATTGACGCGTTTTTTGGCGTGAGCAATAATTAAATAAAAATTGGAATTTTTGTGGTTTTCCATAATTCCTATAACAAATAACCAAAAACCACATTTTTTCCAATTTTTGACCCGAAAATTAAAAAAATACTCTAGGGAAAATTTAAAAAAAACTATCTAAAGAAATAAAATCTATGTTATTATATATATAAGATGTTTCGTGAAATCGTGTATAAAAAAGTCAAATTCGTAGGAAACCAAGGCAAAAATGGTTCAGGCGCCCAAGAAAGGGTATTAAATGAAATGAAAGAGGGTGATAAAGCAATCCATATCATCCACAAAACAAAAGGCAGATTATGGGCTAGTGTAAAAGAGGAAGCAGTTCTTAGTTTAATCAAAAAGAACATCAGCCTTTTCGAGGTGTTGGCTACGTATCCAAAAAAGGTGTATTTTGATATTGATGGTGAGCCAGACAATACCAACTTGAATGAAATCAAAGAAATTATAAACGAGAACTTCCCAAATAACAAAATGAGTATATCTGGTTATACGAGTTCTTCAAGGCATTCCTATCACATTGTGCTAAACAACTACTTAATCCGCAATGATGAAGAGCTAAACCAATTGAAATATGTTGTCAAGCACTTTTTCTCACTAAATTCAGCTTTTGATTGGAAGGTATATACCAAAAATAGAAATATGAAGGCAATCAATCAATCCAAACCAAAAGCCGAAGTTCAAAAGATTATTGAAGACGACAATGAAAAGAATCATTTGATTTGTTCTTTCATCCCAGCTGATTATTTAACACTACCTCCAACCCTAATCCAAAAACAAGAGGTAGAGCATCACAAGTTGAAGGAAGCCCGATCATCAGACTATTCAAAGGTTCCTAAAATGAAACTGGAGGTTCCTGCTGGTCTTGATTTAACAAAGTCAATCAATTTGCTAAAGATAACACCAATCTCAAAAGAATTTGACCACAATCATTCTCACAAAGTGGCGAGATTTTGCTACCATAATGGCTTAACTTTTGATGACTTCAAGTCTTGGTATATGAATAAATCAACAGACACAGCTACTATTTCAAAATGGGTATATCATTGGAAGAATCTTTCTCAATTCGCTCAAATCACTAAACACCAGTTTATGTGTTATTTGAAGCTCTTCTACCCAAAACTAGACACACAGAAAGCGATAGACTTCTTTGGAAACTGGGACATTCCACAAGACTCTATCAAAAAGATTGACTCATTAGATGTGTCTCATTTCAACACGGATAAGAAATGCTTGATTGTCAATATTGGAATGGGTGGTGGAAAAACAACTCAAACTATCAATGAACTAAAAAACGCAAGTGATTTTTGCTGGATTACTCCAAATATCAGCCTGGCTCACAATACCTTTACAAGATTGAAAAATGAGAATGTCATTTGTAATATTTATGACAGTGCGAAGAACAAAAAAGCAAAAGCAGACCTAATTGAGAACTCTCAAAGCATATTGATTTGTTTGAATAGCTTGTTTTACATCAAAAAGTCGTATGAAGTGATTGTAATTGATGAAATTGAAACCTATCTCAAATTATTCCACAACAACGAAACCATCAAGAGCCTCAATGAAGTCTGGAAGAATTTTGTTGAACTGTTGAAAAACGCCAAGAAGCTGATACTGTTGGATGCTTTTGTTTCCAATCTCACCATAAACTTTTTGAATAGCCTTGACATTGAATACGAAATCATCCAGAGAAACGAAGAAGTGAATCCAAGGCAAGCAATAATCAAACCAAACTTCAAACATTGGGTATATGACATTGTAGAGGAACTCAAACAAAACAAAAAGCTTATTATCTTTTACCCCTACAAAAACCAAAGGCGAAACCTTCCAAGTATGAAAACCCTTTGTGATACCCTTTCAAAAATGACAAATAAGAAGGGAATCTTTCACAATGCGGATGCTAGTGATAAAAACAACAAAAAGCTCAAAGATGTCAATAAGCACTGGGTAGATTATGATTTCGTAATATCAAACAATAAGATTAATGTAGGTTTGAATTTTGATTTATCTCATTTTGATACTGCTTTTTTATCAATTGCTAGCTTTAATGCTCCACGTGATGTGATTCAATTCAGCTATAGGGCAAGAGAGTTGAAATCGCAAACGGTAAAGTATTGCTACTTAGAAAAGTTCAACTCATTTGAAGGTGGAGAGGTTGTAAATGTGAGCCATTATGATGATGTTTATCAAAAGCTATTTATTGACGTAATGAAGGAAAGGTCTGCCCCTTTAACAGGTTCATTTGAATTCTTTCTTCAAAAGGCAGGCTATTCAATCACAAACGAAACGATTGAGGAGAAACTAACAAGTGAGATTGAATTCCCAGACAATGATTTTTATGGCTTTGGAAGCATTGCTGATTATGAAAAGGAAGCGATTGAAGATATGGAAAATGCTATTTACTGTGGAAAAGCCTCAACTCTTGATAAGCTAACAGTGAAGAAGCATTACTTCCGCAAAAAGTTCAAGGAAGGAACACCAGAAGAAGTAATGGCTGAACTATGGGATGGAAACAAGTTCAACTTTATTGAGAACGTTAGAAAAGTGCTTTACACTGACTCAATCCTTTCAAAATTAAAAAATAATTACGGGTGGTCTTTGTATTTTCCAGACCAAATCGATAAGGACTTCAAATTTAGCAAGGAAGATTTGGAAATGGTGTTTTCCAACTTCAATTTTGCTAGCTTAACAGAAAAGAGCAAACACCATCTCATTTTGAAAAGCTACATCAACACAGTTTATGGAATCCGCGTGATTGAAAGCAAATGTGATAAAAGCAAAAAGAACTACACATATGCTATCAATGATAAAGCCAGAAATGCTTTCATAATGGTAAAAGAACACATCAAGCCAATCTATCAAAAAGAAGAAATTGATTTCATTGATGAAGAATAATGACTGAAATATTAATCAAAAATACTTCAGCTATTATATAAAAACGTATCAAAATGTCCCACTAAAAAATTGGAATTTTCTGGGTTTTCCATAATTCCTATAACAAAAAACCAAAAACCCAACTTTTTCCAATTTTTCAAATCCCATTGACCCGTTTTATGCCGAAAATGCCATCAAAATAATCCAATAAAATTGGAATTTTCTGGGTTTTCCAGTTTTCCTATAACAAATATCCAAAAACCCAATTTTTTCCAATTTTTCAAATCCCATTGACCCGTTTATATAAACGCAGCAATTTTATGTGATTTGATATTGTGTGAAAGTTCTGTTGAAGAGCCATATGGATTGGTATATACTTGTTTATTGGGTAGAAACTTTCCAAGAGCATCACTTACAATATCTCCTTCAATAATATGTGCTTTTACATTCTTGGGAGCAATGCTTCTCAATACTTCAAGATTTGTGGCTGGATTAAAAACATCTCCTTTGATTTTGGAACCAAATACTTTCACAAGATAAAAGACCATTCCACCACCCAAACTATGACCTGTAAAGTATATGTCTTTCTCTGGAAATTTGGCGAATATGTTAGCAACAATTTTCTTGAGCTGGATAAATCGCGGTGAAGTTTCTAAACGGTTCAAAGCAAAATGAATGTCATCTTTAACGTCTTCTGTGTCTAATGTTCCCCTTATTGAAACAACAATCTTGTTGTCTTTCTCATACAGCTTAACCCTTTTGTCATTGAGGATTAATGTGTATCCATCCACATTTTCAAGTGGTGAAACTTTGTAAGCTTGTTGTGATAGTTTAGCCATAGTTTTCTCAGTTGCTGTCATTGTGGAAGTGTTTGCTTTAGGCATAGTGATTCGTTTAAATCCTTCTTTGATGTCATCAATGATTCCCTGTCCTTTCTTAGTCATTATATAACAAAGGATAGATTATTAATTATACTTCTGAAAGGTAAAATACATCATTGTTTATCTTTTTGAGAACAACTGCTCTTGTTGTATTATTGACATCTGACACAATGCTATTTGCTCCTACTGGGTTTGTTTCTCCAGATTTGTAGCATACATCAACAGGAGTTGTAAAGGATAAGTCAGAATAAAACTCATATCTAATTCCCATCAAATGTGTTGGGTCGTTGTCACTAACTATGATCGTCGTGGATTCATAACCATCGGGTAAATTTGAGACAGGAACCCTGAATATCACTGAGCTAACAGAATTGACTCCAGAACTCCAAGTAGCAACGTAATTAGCCCGGCAGTTATTGTAATGGATTGTTAAGGTATCCTCGCTACCAACATCTTTCAAAGAGACAGCACCAGCAGATGATGTCCTTGATGAAATGGCGTAATCTGTGTATTGTTTGGTTGATACATCGT